CATAACTTGTGGTTGTGTTTGAGGTTGTAGCGGCAGTCAAAATAGCTTGTGTGCTATTGCCTTGCGAGATTGCGTTATAAACACCAATATAAACGCTTGCAATACTTGAAACAGTTGCTGTGCCGTTTACTGCATTGGCCAAAACAACCGAAACAGGAACATAAGCAGTTGCATTGTTAATTGCTACAGGAGTATCACCNGTTGCAGTCANAGAAACTGCTTTCTGNACAGCCAACAAGCGCAATGCTTGATTGGTTGCTAGGTTTGATGGATGGGTGCTAACTGTACTAGCTGCGCCTGGATTTGCCATGATAAATTTCCTTTTAAAGTTTAATAACGGGGGATGAATCCCCCACTAAATTTAGGCTGCTACACGGCAAGCCAGTTCTGGGTACAGAGGTGCCCAACCGTACAGCACATCTAAACGGGTCGGGATCGAATCATTGTTGATGGTGTACTGACGAACCACACGCATTGACAGACCAATTTCCTTATCGCTTGCACGACCAGCAAAGTGGACACCTTCTGGCAACTCAAGGTCAGCCACTGCCAGCGTAAATGCGTTACGGTGCATTACGATGTTTTGTGGGGAAACTGTACCTGATTTGTCAAAAGGAGTAACAACAGCGCTTGAAGAAGTCGAAGATACGGACACGTTCTGGAACTGACCAGCGGTAATGATAGCTGGCGAAACTGTCACAGAAGCTGACGAACCCGAACCGATGGTAACAGCACCAGTAACAACAAAGTTACGCAGTTTGTTTGAACCATAAGCCTGACGGTTCTGGGGGTTAACTGCATAAACGTTGGCGATCTGGATAACGTCACCTTGTTGCAGGTTAGCGGCAGCAGAAGCAGCAGCAATCGTGATTGTCGAAGTTGATGCCCAACCAGAAGTCAACGAACCAGTGAAAGTTGCTGTGTTGGTTGCCAAAGTTGCAGAAGCATACGAACCAAACGTCTGTGACACAACGTTCTGATCCATCTTCCATGACATACCAGCAGAGTCAACGCCCATCAAACCTTTTTCGTATTGACGTGCAATTTTCTCAGCAGGCATGAACAGACCTTTCAAGCTGTCAACGATAGTTGCAGAAGTAAAGGGTTCAACGATACATGAACGGCGGCCATCGCGTGGTGCTCCTTCAGCATCAAGGTAAGCGCCAGCAGTCAGATATGTAATCAGACCAGTTGGGGGCGTACCAGCAGTACCAACGATGTTGGCGGTGTTGTTCTTAGCCATGACCAAACCATCACGGTCAATCTTGTTGGCAATAGCTGCGACAGCAGGCTTGAGAACGCGATCGCTAAACATATCCAGCGACAATGCCAAGTCTTGAGTCGTAAACTGTGTGTCAACGTGGAATTGAGTTGAAAGGGTAACTGGTACGCTAGTTTCGTTGAAATCTTCAACGTTAAGAGCAGGGCCAGTCGTACCGATAAAGCGACCAGGACGGCGAACGTTAACTGTGTTACCAATCTTTGCGCCAACAACCGCAAATTGGTCATCATAGTTGCGATCAACTTCCGAAGTGAAAGTTAATTCGTTTTCGAGAACCATCAGGGCCTCGTTCGTGATTTTACTAATGGTTAGCAAATTGTTTGCCATGATATTTCCTTTAAATTAAATTTGTTTATCTAATCTTTCTCGCCAATCTCGCCTCTTTCCATTGCTGATATGTGCCATGAAATTCGCCATTAGCGTTAATTGGCACATCAGCAGCAGAACTAGACGCTTTTAATGGGCGAATAGGACTAGGTGCTTTAGACTGTCTAGCAACAGGTTTTGCTTCTGGTTCGTCTTTAACTTCAAAACGAGCTTCCAATTTCCCAAGTTCTTTTAAAGCTTTTGCAACTGGCATATTTGCCAATTTACGAGCGTAATCAGTATTTTCGGCAAGGTGGTATAAGACTTCAGGCCCTACATCACTTTCAATAATTGCGTCGCGTATTACATCATTTACTGCTACATCCGCGCTTGCAACCATTTCCTCAAAATCTGGCAATTTTGCTTTTGCAGCCTCAACTTTTTGCGTCCAAGCCGATATGACTTTATTACGCTCTTCGTTAGCTCTGCGATCAGCTTCTGCCTTATCACGCTCTGCTAAAACTTTTTCAACATTCCATTCAGACAACGCTTTTGCGTATTCAAAAGCATCCTGAAACTGTGAAGGTTGTGGTTCTTGACCTAAAGGTTCTGCCGCTATTTGCGGATTTGCCTTTTGTTCAAGTTCCATTAATCGATTTTCTAATAATTCCCTAGCTTCACGTTCTTTTGCCGCTTCTTGCTTGGCAAATTCACGTTGTTTAGTTAATTCAGAAAACCGTTTTTCAATTTTAGGGTTTTGTTTTGGCTTATCTGTTACTTCCGCTTCCTCTGACGCTTTAGTTTCGCTCTGTGATTCTGCCTCAACTGTACGCTCTGATTCCTCAGCCACTACAGGAGCATCCTCTACAGCCAATCCCAGCTTTTGTGCGTTAAATTCAGCTAAATTTTCACTTGTTACTACTGATCCTGCATTACGTTCGTCTGACATGAGTTGCCTCAAGAATTAACCCAGTTAAAAGCTAACTGGTAAGCTTAGTTAATAGTTTAATCCTATTTCATTGTTGTATCAATGGATTTGCCCCTGAGCTAATATCCTGAACCGCTTGATTAGCATATGCGTACTGCTCAGCGTTTCTAGCGGCAATCTCTTTTTCCAGTCTGCCAGTGTCCATGTGATGCAACAATAATTCCATAATTGATTCAATTTCAACCTTATTTTGGCTAGTAATAGCGCGAGTGTTTTGGTCATGGACTTTGACCTCTGCCATTGTTTCTGTATTATGCGCTCTCGCAGTAACATCCATAAGTTTGCGCTTGTTTTCATTGTCTTGTTTGACTTGTTCAATGTCTTGACGTTGTTGCATTGCAATCTGCATTTGCTGAATCTGCTGTTGCATTTGTTGCACTTGCGCTTGTGATGCTTTCAATTGCATCTGTACTTGTGGGGGAATAGGCGATTTATCATCAATCTGCGCCATCGGGTTTGCCGCGGCCATACGGTCTGCAATGATCTCTGCGCCAGGGAAGTCCATATTGCGGAATATCAAATCGCCCGCGGTCTGCATCAGTGTGGGATCAGCTTGTAGCATTCCTAACATTGCATCAACGGATTCTTGACGCTTGCTGTTATAGCCTGGGCCTGTTTCCATCACAACGTCATACTCGCCCACAGTCACATCGTTTAAAATCTTTGCAATACCTTGTTCGTCTTGACCTTGTTGATTAAGCGTCACCAATTCAGGTTTGCCATCATCACCAATAATGCGCATGACACGCTCTGTGTCGTATATTTGTGGAATCAAATCAAGAATAATCCGTCCAGTGTAAGCAATAGATTGTGTCAAATTATCGTAATAGTGATAATTAGTCATATCAACAGCTTGTTGCTGACCTTGTAATGACTTACCACTAATATTGCCCGTAGGAAGTTGTGCAGGATCGTAGATACCAATTACTGCCATCAAGTCCGCACTTAATGCTTGCGCTGCCGCCATTACGCCTGCTGGTGGTGGTTCAGGTTGCAAACGTTGTGGTGCAGGTGCTGGTCTACCTTCAATGTCAGTTTGCTTATAACGCAGCACAGGCATAGCTTTAATGTTAGCTTGTGCCCATTCGTTTTCATGCCCTTCGTCTTGACCTTCTGCAAGCAACCATTTCGCTTTCGGTGCAAGCGCAACAGATTCGGTAAGGGCAGTCTGCCAAAAGTTGTACATCTTTTGCGGATCTTTCGCTTGACGTGCCAACCCGAAATATTTTTTCTTGTTGTGAACAATGAGTTGTTGCCCAGTAACTCGCACGACGGGAATGTATTTGCCAGCCCATGTGCCTTCCTCAAGAATCTCCATACCAGACATCTTGCACCATTTAATAACTTTCTTAAATGATTTGCGCCTGCTTACTTCATATATGCCTGCATCTTCTAACAATGCTTTTTTAGGCATTTCCGATGCAAATACATGGTTACCATCACTCAAAAGAATTAAATCTTCTGGTTTGCGCTCAGTCCAAAAGTACTCAGCAATGCGAATATCTTCTTTCATTATCCATTCTGAGTCAGTATCGCCAGTTCCACGTTGATGAAATCCCGAACCATCGTCTGCATCTGGGTACATCTTGCGAAATGTTTCTTTGCGAATCACCTCAGTAATCAAACACTTTTCAGCGTCTTGGCCGTTTGGCAAAATCGAGTTTGGGTCAAAATAGACGGTAAATGGGTTATTTATCCGACGAATGTATATCTCTTGGTCAAATGATTTATCGTTTACATAATCTGTTTCAACTCGCCAATAACCCCAGCCCATACGCACAGCAAAGTCAAAAGCATGATCGTAAGCATCGTCTGCGTTACTATTGACCTCAATATGCCGGCAAATACCTTGCAAAATCTCTGCAACTTTAGCGTCTGATTCATTGTTCATCCCATGCACTTTGATGCGTGGACGCTGCTGACGTTGTTGGTTAGTAATCTGTCGGCAATATGCGTCTAGCTTATTAATGGTAAGACATGGGCGTGATTCAAGACTGCGACTATTTTGCAATTCAACTGGCCATTGATCGCCTGAACAGAATAGAATATCTTCAAGCGCTTCTGCTCGATTGTTTGAGTCAGCATCATTGCAAAACGTCAGGAATTGTTTTGCCTCTGTAATTCGTGAATCGTAATCGTCTTGCATAATTAACCCATCCATGAGCCTGGCGGCGAGTATGTTGGTCGTTTAGGTTTTGCCTGTTTTGGTTCTGCTACCATCAACCCCAACATTCTGAATGCGTCTGCGCCGTGACTATACTGGTCATGGATAGGCGTTTTACTAAATGCCTTGGTATCAGGGTCAACCTCATATCTATAATGTCTAAGGCATTGTAATCCATCTGAACAATTATCTCTATCAAACCAGCAATTACGAAATATTGTTCGTGCAGCGTCAATACTGTCAACTATTGGCGTTCGTTCTAAAATTCTTGTTTTAAACCCTGAGTTTCTGACAATTTCCTCAATACTTCGCCCATTTGCCGCCAAAGTCTTATTTTGAGCATCGTGTGGCAACCATAGCGTATCGTAGACATACCCAAAGGTTTGTAGCTTGGCAAGATAGTACGCAATCGTCTGTTGGCTATCTTCAAGATATCTAATTAAACGGGTTTCCATTCCCACAAACTGTACAAACCATATTGCCGTAGCATCAGACCATCCTAAGTCAAAGACCGCATGAACAGGTTTAGCAGGTTCGTAAGGAACTTTAGTAATTCGCCCATCAACTTCAGCAAATTGCATTTCTTTGGCAAACACCGCACCGTCTACGGTCTGTCTGCATACACCTTCCCATACTTGGTTATAAGCTTCTGGGTCAGTCATTTTTAAATACTGACGTTCAGATTCTAATGTTTCAGGAAACCAAGGATTGTCCGACCAGTTAACTTTTTGAACAATTGCATCCGGTGGTGGCTTTAATACAAAGCGCTCGTAAGTAGGATCTGATTCCAATTCTGGGTTAAATGTCACCCATATCTCGCTATCTTCTTTGCGAATTGTTGGTATTAACACTTTCCAGCTACTAGCTGAAACCGTATTTGCTTCCTCAACCCAAGCAATATCAATGCCTTCAATTGATTTAACGTTAGCAATGTTATGTGTTTTTAAACCAACAAAAATAAATTCTGTGCCGTTTTGGCCGCGGATTGTGTTTTGCGTAATTTCGTAAAACGCTCCCAATCCTAAAGCTGTGATTTGATCTGACAACAACTTATGCACAGAATCTTTTATACTTATTTGTACTTCTCTAGCGCATAAAATTCTTAAGGGTTTTTGTGCGCCTTTAATTAATAATGCCCTAGCAACACCCCAAGACTTAGCTCCACCTCGCCCCCCTAACAATACTCGATAACGCATCTTTGGCGGGTCAAACAAACATTGCAACTTTACGGGAAACTGTGCCCTGGCGATTACATCCTTAACTTGCTGATTCATTTTTGGGTGTTGGCGCAACAAATGACACTTCAATACCATTTAAAGCAGATCCATCCGGATTAGAAAAAACAGTTGTATTTTTTTCAGACCAACCCATTTGTGCTTTAGTCCACCATATAGCGGAAGTTGTATCTCCGTTAATGGCCTTGTTAAATAGCGACTTAGCCACTTGGGCCGATGCGGTGGCCTTACCAATAGCTAATTCCGTTTCATAGTATTTACGCAGCGTTTTATCCGATATGCCAAGCAATGCACCTATTTGCTCATGAGGCAAACCTAAGCCAGCCGCTTGTTGTGCTTGCGCTTTAGTCTTGTCATTAGGAACGTGCGGTTCTTGTGGCATCTTTTATATACGGAATCATCAATTAAGTTATCTGAATTTTAGCCTTGATTTTCAAGAATTGCTTGTTTCCCCGTAAAGTTTTCCCACCGCTTTACTATTACGTCACAATACTTTGGGTCGAGTTCCATTGATCTTGCGTGACGTCCTGTCTTTTCACAGGCAATTAAGGTTGAACCGCTGCCTCCAAACAAGTCAACAACACAATCCGATCCTTTACTGCTATTCATAATCGCTTCCTCTGGCAAGCAAACAGGCTTTTGTGTTGGGTGCACATAACTACTTTGTGCGTCCCTACCTATTTTCCAAACTGAGGTTTTCGTCCTATCGCCAGCATTGAAGTGGCTTCCTTTGCCTTCCTTCCAACCATACAAAATAGGTTCATGCTGCGCACGATAGTCTTGCCAGCCCATTCCGGCTGACTGCTTCATCCATATAATTGTTGATGATTTCTTAAATTGTTCAGCAAAAGTCTTTTCAAAAGCTATTTTTGGAGCCGATGCGCTATCAGGGTGGCAAACATAAATACAAGCCAATGGCTTCATTATTGCACTGTAGGTTGCAAAAACATCTCTACAAAACTGCTCAAAATCCTCTTCCGACATATCATCGTTTTTAATTGTGCCAAGGTTGTTAGCACCTCGACCAGAATAAGCAAAGTTGTATGGAGGATCAGTAAATACCAAATCAGCTAGCATTCCATTCATTAGCTTTTCGCCGTCATCAATACTAGTGCTGTCACCACACATAAGTCTGTGGTTGCCTAGTATCCAAACGTCACCTAGCTTTGTGATCGGCTCAGGTGGAGGCTCAGGGACATCATCTTCGTCAGTCAACCCCTCAATAATCTCTACAGGGTTCAGCAAAGCATTAAGTTCGTCTGCATTGAATCCTAGCAAGTCTAAGCTAAACTTATTTTCTAACAACTCGTTGAGTTCAATAGTTAGTAATTGGTTATCCCACCCTGCGTTTAACGCTAATCGGTTGTCGGCAATGATGTAGGCTTTCTTTTGCGTAGGTGTCAAGTCTTTGAGTTCAATGACTGGTACTTCTGTCATGCCTAGCTTTCTAGCCGCCATAAGCCTGCCGTGGCCAGCTATGATGCCTTTATCGCCATCTACAAGGATTGGGTTGGTCCATCCAAACTCTTTAATGCTTGCCGCTATTTGGGCAACTTGTGCATCATCATGCTTACGCGAGTTGTTCACATAAGGAATCAACTCGCTTACTTTACAATATTCAACGTGCATTATTCGTCTTTACCTGACAAACTTGATAATGCGTCGGTCATTTCTTCAATAACGCATTGTTCCATTTGATCTTCAATTTCCGCAATTAGTTCTGCGGTAATGTAATAAGGTTGTTCTTTCAAGATGCCAATAATTGCATCCCATTGTGCTTCGTCAAGTACGATTTCCATGATTATTCCTGTGGTGTAGTTTCAGATGGATTTTCAGCAGCTTGTACCTGTGGCACAGCTTGGGTATGAATCTTCATAAGAAGTTCGTGTACAAGTTTATGTGGTAACTCTTGTAATGCCCTAAGAATTAACTCTACTTCATCCTTAGTGTGTTTAAGTGTAATCATTTTTTCTTACCCTTTTGTTGCGCTCGCTTTTCTGCATACGCGATGGCCACAGCTTGTTTAACAGGTTTACCTGCTTTCACTTCTGCTTTGATGTTTTCTTTAAAAGCTTTGGGACTGGCGGATTTCTTTAATGGCATTTATTTCCCCTTAGCTGTTTTGGCATGATTTTCCTCTGATACAAAACAAACATCTTTCCAAGACATAATTAAATATCGTTCACCATCTTCAAAGTATTCTTGATAATGTAAATATTCATCATTGCCCATCGTGCCAAAGCGTATAAATTCGCCAATATGCAAATGTTGTTTAGCTAAATCCCCAACAGCAACAATGTTTCCCATGTTGTCACGTTCATCCATAATCACATCAATAATTGCTGACTTGATGCGTGTAATGGGTTTGACAACAATGCGATCTTTTAAAGGTTTAAGTTTCATTTCTAACCTTTGGTGGTCTGCCGCGCCTGGCAGGTAATTCAACGTAACTGTCAGCTTGTATTTCTTGAATAGGTATAGCAGTATATTCACCACACCATTCATTTTGATGTTTTGTTTGATATTGCGGAAAACGCCTACAACTTCCTAAATCATTACCTAGGAAGTATTTACAAGTGCTGCAAGTAGTAAAATCAATCTCAGCCATTACAAAACCTTGTTGTACTGGTTAGCAGGTCTTTCGGTGCTGTAACACCATTGACCTGCGAATTACATACTGTCTTGATCGTGCGCTACACGAACGTGGTCATATACAGACTTTTCGCCCATGTGACCTTTCATTTCGCCTAAACGACCATCGTGATGACCCATATGCGAACCTTCACGCAAACCAAGACCATCAGCTTTACCCATGCCTACGCCACCAGCAATCGGCGCTTTACGCTCGCCTGATGTGTCGCTTGACAGAACGCCTTTAGGCATTTTCTCGCCAGATGCACCTTCGTGGTACTCTTCACGATCAACTTTGGATGCTTTAATGCGTTTTTCACCAGACATATCAGCCTTGGCAACGCCTTTAGGAAACTTTTTAGCTTCGTAGCCCATGATTATCCTTTAAATATCAGGTAACTTAATTTTACTCTCTAGGTGTGAAAGTAACAACCACCTTATTGCCTATTGTATCTGACAACACAGGGTGAATGCGAAACATTTTATCATTGATACCTAGCGCATCTGCTATGCCATCTCTGCCAGATTTGAAGGTAGCTACCAAGTTATCGTCATCTCTATGTCTGCGGTCGGGTGGATAAAACGTTATATCTAAGTCAATAAACTTATCTTTAATAGCAGACAAACTATTAATGTCCGCTTTAATTGTTAACAATTTGCATTCTTCACGATACGCTTTTTTTACTTTTGCCTTAGCCGCCCAATGCAATTGCTTATTTGGATTTAATTCTTTGGGTGGAAATGGGTAATCTATGGTCAACATTTGTAATATTTATAAAAAATCAATGAGTTATAGTATTTTTGTAACATAATTCTCACTAAAATCGGAAAAGTGCAAATACTAAAGGTCTTTTATGTCTATACATATGACAGATGACGAATGGATTGAAGCATTTAGAAAAATTGGTTCACCGCAACTATTTGCAC